GGCTCGAGTTGAGCCTTGGCGAGCTCGTTGGCCAGTTTGACCAACTTCTCTTCTGTCAAAGTGGGTTTTACAACGGCTAAGGTCGCCAAACCGGTGTCATCTGTTTCGTCCATGGGGATCTCCTAGACCGCCATTATAGCCTTGTCAAGTGGCTGAAACGTTAACGAAATGCAAAGAGATGCCCGATATCCTGACACAGAACAAAGGGTTTTCCTAGGTTTCAGCATGTCGGATATGGGATTAGGCCAGGCGGGAGTTCTTCAAGTTATTCCGGAGGACGTTCTCCAGCAGCAAGAGGCCGACCGCGCCAATATGACGGCCCAAGCCAACCAGGGGGCTCAGCAACAGCAGGATCCGCAACAATTAGCTGCGTATATTAAGGGTCAATGGGAAATTTTTCGTAACCATCGCAACACGGCGGCCGGCTGGTCTGAGCGCCTGCTGATCTGCTTGAGGACTTTCAATGGACAATATGATGCAAACCAACTACGAGAAATCCGACGATTTGGCGGATCTGAAGTCTATGCGCGAGTTATTGCTCAAAAATGCCGGGCCGCGAGTTCCCTTTTACGTGATATCTACCTCGGCGATACACGTCCCTGGGCCGTCAAGCCCCCGTCCGCGCCGAAGATCCCGGACGAGATCCAGCAAAACATAGACCAGCTGATGAAGCTGGAACGGCAGATGGTTACCCAACAGAATGGGAAACCGCCAGATCCGCAGGATGAACAACAGCGGCGTACGGCCTTGATCGAGAGCGCGCTCGATGCCGCCAAGAAGAAAGCAGTGCAACAGGCGCGCGACTCGGATGACAAGATTGAGGATATCTTGCGTGAAGGCCATTTTTATCAGGCCTTTGCCGAATTCTTGGTCGACTTGCCAATTTTCCCTTTTGCCTGTATGGTTGGTCCGGAAGTCAAGATTATGCCCGAAGTGGTTTGGCCGCCCGGTGGCGGACAACCGACAATCGTGCAAAAGCCCAAGTTGATGTGGCGGCGCGCGTCACCATTTGACTTGTGGTGGACGCCTGGTGTATCGGAGATAGCAAATGCAGACATCATCGAAAAACTCAAACTTACTCGCGCTGAACTTAATGATCTGCTGGATATTCCTGGTTACAATCAACAGGAGCTCCGCGCCGTTTTGGATGAATATGGCCGCGGCGGTTTGTATGACAATTGGGATACTACTGACGCTGAACGTGCTGTTCTCGAGAACAAGGAAAATCCGGCGTGGAACCGATCGCGCTTGATTTCAATGATGGCATTCAATGGTAATGTCCAAGGACGCATCTTGCAGGATTATGGTCTGGCTGTCCCCGACGAGTTGCGGGACTATCACGTCCAAGCATGGTGTATCGGGCCCCATGTCATCAAGTGTCAACTTTCGCCCAGTCCACGCCAGCGTTCGCCCTATTATATTACGAGTTTTGAGAAAGTGCCTGGAACCCCTATCGGCAACGGGCTTACAGATATCTTGGAAGACATTCAAATTGTTGCAAACGCGACACTTCGGGGTTTGGTTAACAATCTCAGTATCTCCTCTGGACCTCAGGTCGTGGTTAATGACGATCGACTGAGCCCTGACGAAACCGGCGAGGATCTTTATCCATGGAAACGGTGGCACACTCGAAACGATCCGGTGGGAAACAATGCAAGGCCCCCTATCGATTTCTTCATGCCGACCAGCAACACCCAGGCGTTGGTTCAAGCGTATCAGGAGTTTGTGTCTATTGCGGACGATATCTCAGCGATACCGAAATATGTCGGTGGTCAAGCTGGGGCTGGTGGCGCCGGCCGTACGGCGTCTGGCCTAGCTATGCTGATGGGAAACGCTTCAAAAATACTCCAGACGGTATCCGCAAATATTGACCGCGAAGTAATGGAACCGGCTCTTCTCCAGCTGGCTGATTTGATTATGATGACCGATACGACCGGTCTATTGACAGGCGAGGAGAAGATCAGTGTTCAAGGTGTCCAAGTCGCTATCCAGAAAGAGACAATTCGTCAACGCCAAATCGAGTGGTTACAAGCTACTAATAATCCTACTGACATGCATATTATGGGCATTAAAGGTCGTGGCGTTGTGCTACGTGCTGCGGGCGCTAATATCGGCCTTCCTGGCGAGCAAATTGTCCCGCCTGACGAAGAGTTGGACCGCATGGATGCAGCACAGAAAGCGCAACAGGCCAATCCGCAGCAGCAAGCGCTCCAGCAGCACGTTGAAGCGGGCGTACAGGGCGGCGTCAAGATGGGCGTGCAGCGTATCGCCACTGAGCTCACTGCTGGGATCTTAGCCACGCGCGCTGGTATGCCGGAGGGGATGCCAACCCACATCGGTACGCCGGCCACCTCACCGAATATGGGGGCGCCTGGCGGCGTCCCTGCGGGTCCTGGCGGACCTCCTATGCCCGGCCCTCCGCGGCCGGGCGGTCCTATGGCGGCTCGCGCTGCGGCCTCCCAAGGCAATCAGCCGGGCCCGTTGACACGGGGCGGGATTGCGCCTAATGTGGCCAATACGACGGGCAATACCCCGGGCCCGGGCGCCAAACCGATCTCGCCGGGCGTTGGATAAGTTGTGCAAGTTCATTTTATAAGTGGTTTGCCTAGGGCAGGGTCTACCCTACTTGCAGCAATTTTGCGGCAAAATCCGCGTATTCATGCAAGTATTCAGTCGCCTGTCGGCCAATGCGTGACAGCGCTCCACGAAGCCATGAGTGGGAAGAACGAAGCCCACTGGTTCATCAATGATCGGCAACGCGTGCGGAGTTTACGGGCCCTATTCGCCGCATATTACGAAATGGACGTCGACGTCGTGTTCGATGCCAATCGACGTTGGTGTGCGAACATATCATTGGTAATGGACATGTTTCCCGGTGCTTGGGTTTTGTGTTGCGTACGGGATATTATTGCGGTTGTGGATAGTATTGAGCGGCTTCTGCAAAATCATCCCAGGACGTTGAGCACGATCGTCGGGTTAGAACCAAATACGACGGTTTTTGGGCGCGTTAAACGGCTTATGGAGCCGCTGGGACTTGTCGGTTATGCTTGGAATGCTGTACAGGAGGCCTATTATGGGCTACACCGGGACCGTCTTTTAATCGTTAATTATGATGATTTAGCCCGTTTTCCTGACAAGCTAATGACCGAAATTCATGAAAAGTTGGAACTGCCGGCATTCAAATATGATTTTGAGAATATTAAGCCGATCCCAGGTGCAAATTTGTTCGATCAGTCGATCGGTACGCCCGGCTTGCATTCTTTGAAAAAAAGAGTAGAATATTTACCGCGGTGTTCTATTTTGCCGCCGTCGATCCTAGCTAGTCTTCCCCGTTCCTTCTGGATTAAGGACTTAAGGGATTAATAACCCATCAACGGTATCGTCACAATGACCTTGCAAGGGTTTCTTGATGACAATTACCTCTTCCTTCAACTATGACCATTCTCAGCGTGGTTTGATCCTTTCCCAGGTTGTAGCTGCTCTTGTGGGGGGTCCAGTAGGGGCTCCGACTGGTCCTACTGGTCCTACTGGCGCAACGACCGGTCCTACCGGTCCTGCAGGTTCGAGTTATACCGGCCCCGCTGGCCCGCAAATTCAGGGGCAAGCGCCGCCTGGTCCACTTGGATATCAGGGTCCCACTGGGCCTACAGGCGCGACCGGTGTCACAGGTATCACGGGCGCACAGGGTCCGCCTGGCATCGTAGGCCCGACCGGAGCGCCATTTTACAATTGGACAGGCGCGACAGGTCCTAGCGGCGCAACTGGTCCTACGGGGGCTAGTACGGGGCAGACAGGCCCTGCGGCTGGTACATCAGGGCCTACCGGCCCGGCCGGTGCAACTGGTCCTACGGGCCCGACCGGCTTTATTGGTTTTGTTGGTCCGACCGGTCCGACTGGCCCGACGGGTATCAGTTTGCCGACGTTTGAAAATCAGATCGCGAATTTCCCGGCGGGGTATGCCGGGGCTACGGCGCAACTTTTCATCGTGCCGACGTCATCGCCTGGCGTGACCGGTTCGGTTTGGTTCCAGCCGGCATCTGGCGGCGAAACAGGTTCGACACAGGCGCTAGGCACGTTGATCGTATCGAAGGGTCCGGGGACATAAGATGGTAACTCCGTTTGTTGATGGGCCTCTGCCGGTTATTCGCAATGCTGATGCAAATCAGCTTAGTCCTCTGTTGAAGGGGCTCGTCGATTATGTGAATTCTGGTGCGGCTGTTGGCTATACTGGTACGACTGGTCCGACAGGTCTAGCTACTATTACCGGCCCAACTGGTCCAAACAATACC